AGATTTCATAAGAGGGTAACTTCTTGGTAAATAAAGTATTGTGAACTTTGGACGGTGTAGCAATACTTTATTTTTTAATTTTTTCAAATTCATTTTCAATTAATTCTCTTACAGTTTCAGAACGACTTTTATTTTTATCAATGGAAATATCATCTAATTTCTTTAAAACTTCCTTATCCATCCTAACTCTAAGCATATAATCTTTATTAGAACTTGATTTATCGGTAGCTTTCATAAAATCACCTCACTTTGTTGCTACAAAATTATAATAACATCTTGTTGCTACAAAGTCAAGAGAAATTTTTTAAATTTTTATTTCATCAACAATAGAATCAAAATATTGATAGTCCTTATTGATTTTTGGATAATCTTCTACAGGAATTAATAATCTCCCAAGTAGTGGATATTTCTCAATAAGTTTCTCAATTTCTTCTCCAAAATACACAGTCCCTCTTACAAAGAGAAACTCAGGTAAATCTAGCTTTTTACCCACGTAAATATATGTTTTCATACTATCCCCTTCCAAGTAGTTTTGCTATTTTTCTCTCAACTACTTCTGATGCGTCAGGTACTCCAAATACTCTAAATCTACAAACAGAATAAAAATAAGGCTCTGCTTCTGCAGTAAAGTACTCTATAGAAAATGGATATGATTGATCCACAGCAAATTTTCCATCTACTGTACTTTCGTTTAGAAACTCTTTTTTCAAATAGTCTCCAATAGATAAGTTGCTTAAATAATCTTTCTCATCTTCCATTTTAGTGCCTATCCACACTTCTAAATCTACTGGTACATCATAGTTATCGATTCCATTTCTTGTCTGCTCAAACTTAGTAACCCTTAAAATAGCAAAAGGAAAGAGGTCTTTCTCGCTCTTTCCTTCTTCTCTATCTTCATGATTAATTTCTGGTAACAATCCATGATATACTGTAACTTTCTTATCTTTCAATTTCTCTGTCAAGAAATCAAACACAAGTTTTTCTACTTCAATTATCATATCCCTATCACCCTATTTATCTCATGTTCTAATCTCATTCTGAATTTTTCATCCGCATAGCCTTGTAAATATTCTAGTATTGATAAATTACCAAGCATTTGAGGTGCAGAAACTGACATAAGTCTTTTAATAGTCTCTCTTTTTCTACCATTTTTTGTAATGAATTTACCCGTTCTTTCAAAAGCTCCTAGATGTCCACTCTTGTATGCTATAAATGCATTAGGTAATGATTTATACCCTCCTTTTTTTACAGCAGCTTGAACTATTTTTCCTTTTGTCCTGGTCTTAGGATTTAGCTTGAAATGGTCTAAACCTATAACTCTACCACTACTTATGATAGAACCAGTTAAATTACTTTTATTAGTTTTAAAGATATTAACACTACTAAGCAACTTACTTTTCTGAGCAAAATAAGACTCCGTTGTCTTTCTGATTTGCTCAGTTTTTACCATCTCAAGTGAACGATTAATAGCCCTTGAAATACACCCTGGTAGCTCACTCTCGTATTTTCCAAGAGTATTGATAACTTCATTTATTCCTGTAGCTTCAACTTTAACTCCTATCATTTTTCATCATACCTCGTTAAGTCTATTTCTAATAGACCCATGTCTTCCTTAGTTTCTTCTACTAAATATCTAACACCATCTACTAAGATTTTTTCTCCAGAATGAGGTGGGTATTTAAAGAAGGACTTTTCTATAAATAGAGTCATACCTTCAATAAATAGCCCGTCATTTTCTAAAGATCTAGTTCTGTTTCTCTGCTTATTCTGAAATCTCTCCTCATCGATAACACAGACAGTTTCTTTTTTTCCTATAGTATGTGTGTCTCCAAACTCTTCTAAGTTCAAAAAAACACTAGCAAGGTCATTAGTAACTTCTTCTTTAAAGCTCATAGTTATGCCTTTTTAGATTTTTTTGAATTTTTATTAGTTTCTTCAACTTCTGTGTTTTCTTCAGTAGTTTCTTCAACTTCTTCAAGATTTTCAGCTTCTTCAGTAACTTCTTCAACTTCTACGAGTTCAAGGGATTTAACTCTTTCTATGATATCTGATTCTAAGATATCCACTACTTCACCAGGATTATAAACTATTCCGCAGTAAATCAGTGATTGTTTAACTTTTAATTTCATGCTATCCCTCCTTATTTAACTTTTAAAACTTTTATAGCATCAATGTCGAATGGAACAGGTAAAGGTCTTGATTCTGTTCTTACTTCAAGAGTATTGATTTTTGTATCTTCATCTTCAAAAGGGACTCTTTCTGCAACTATTATCCCTTTAGCTATATCTGCTGCAGGTCCATAGTGTAAAGTATTGTTAGATGGTGCAAATAACACTCTTCCTTCTGGAATCATTTTTACTGTATCATATGTTTTTCCATCTGCTTTTAACTCTGAATGTTGAGTTTGGTATGAGTAGATAGGGATATTGTAAGGAGCTAAAGTTCCAATATATATAGCCCCACTTGCTAACTCTTTAGGATCTATTTGTCCAAAATTAGCATTTTTAATATCTAGTAATTTAGCTATTTTTTCATTTTGAGTAAATAGTCTTGCTGCAACAGGATCCATAACCATATGCTCAACTCTTTGCCCTGTAGTTTCACCTATTAAAGTGATTACTGATTCTATATCTCCTGAAATATCTGCATTTGGTTGATTCCATAATACTGTAGGAGTAATTTCTTGAACTGTTCCATATTCTATTTTGTCTTCAATTCCTTCTCCTTTTACTACTATTGACCCTTTAAACATTAAGTCAATACACATTAACTCTTCTCTTCTTGAGATTTGTTCTTCAAAGTCTGCGAAAGCTTCTCCTATTAATTTGGCTTTTTTCTCCTCTGGAGATATTCCACCATAGATAGTTTCTCCTGCTGACTTAGCAAAGTAAATTTCTTGTGCAGAGAATGTTTTCTTTGGTGCTACCTTTGGAGCACTGTAGTATTTAGATGCATAACTTCTTTTTACTACTTCTGTTCCTGGTATTAATTCAGATACAAAAGGAGCTACTAATTGTCTACCTTTTCTATACTCAATTTCCCATTTTGGGTATTCATGAGTTTCATGTTTTGAGAAAAACATGTCTCTAATAAATGTCTTTGGTTTTATAACTGACTGGTCATATAATCCTAAAAATTCTAATAATACTGCCATTAATATCTACCTCCTAATTCTTTTACTATTATTCCTTTTTCTCTAGCTTTTTTAATAAAATCAGCTTTAGTAGTAGCTGATTTTAGCTCAAGTCCTTCGAAAATAACTTCCCCAAACACTACAACTGTAGTTTTAGTCTTAGCTGTAGTTCCGTCAGCTGTTTCTAAAACTATTCCAAATAAATCTGTTCCATCAGATAATTCTGCACTTGCATTTACTGCTTGCCCTCTCTTAACTGATTTCCCTTGTGGTACTTCTAATTCCATAACTTTGTGACCTGTACCACTTAATAATTGGTCAACTCCGTACTCATTACCTTTTTCTATAAAGCTCATTTTGTACCTCCTGTTTTTTTATTCATATACTTTAAAATATCACATACTGGTATTCCTACAACACTTCCTGAACCTTCTTCAGCTCTTGGTGCTACAGGAACAGGTGTTGCTTGACTCTCATTTTGTATGTTTTGAAGAGTTTCTTTGTTTTTTTCTTTTTTGATATTTAAGATTTTTAATGCTAGATTTGCAGCATCTATAGGTTCTTTAAATTTAGCTGTATTTACAACATCATCAAATCCTGCTATTTCAAGATTTTCAATTGCTTCAATTCTGTTTCTTTCTCCTTGTATTGCAGAATTAACTATGTTTTCATACAATTCAGGGTAATCTGCTTTGAACTTCTCTACAGTCATTTCTTCCGTATTTGTAGCTGTATTTTGAGTTGGCTCTGGAGTAGGCTCTGTTACGGGTTCAGTAGGTTTAGAACCTGGGAAATTCTTAAATTTTGAAATGTCAAATGCTAAACTATTCACAATTAGTAAATTATTGACATTCTGTAGATTTTCTACTTCACCTACTATCTCATCGATAAATCCATACTCTTTAGCTTCTTCAGCATTAAACCATTTCTCTTCATCCATAAGTGCAGATAGTTCTTCTTTTGTTTTGCCTTTAGCTTTAGCTAAGTAAGTTTCTAAGATACTATCTTTAACCTTATCTAAAAGAATTCCAGTTTTTTCCAGCTCTTGTTTATTTCCATAAGCCCATGTTAATGGGTTATGTATCATAAACATAGCATTTTTTGGCATTTTTACAACATCACAAGCACTAGTTATAATCGTTGCTGCACTTGCCGCAAGACCATCTATGAAAGCTGTAACTTTAGCCTTGTGATTTTTTAAAGTGTTTGCTATCGCCACCGCAGCAAATACACTTCCACCTGGTGAATTAATATGTAGATTTATGTTTTCTACATCACCTAAATTTCCGATTTCTTCTTTAATTGTTTTGTCACAAACGTCATCCCAGAACTCGTCAGAACCAATAGTTCCATACATTACGATATCAGCACTTTTTGCTTCTTCATTCTTCGTTATGTTCCAAAACTTCTTTGTCATTTTCGGCATTGTCAATCACCACTCCTTTTTCATCTAATAATTTGTATTCTTTTGCTAAAATTCTTACATTTTGCTCAAAATCACCGCCATTAAGCTCGACAGTTTCTTTTGTTCTAGTAGAGAATCCTTGTTGAACTCTTAAAGTACTTGCTTTGACTTCTTTTAATGGATCAAGTTGTCCTTGGCTCGGTCCATTCCATTGAGCTCCACACCAAGCTTTTGTTAGCAATGGATCTTCTCCGTAGTTCTTCATGTCTACTCTACCTAGCAAATATGCTTCTCTTAACCACTCTTCATAAACTACTTGTGTAAAATTGCTAGAGAACCAATCTCTTCTCTTTCTAAACATTTTCCAAGCTTCTAATAAAGCAGCTCTACTAGCAGAATAACTGGCTGTAAAATGCTTAATTAGTAACTCGTATGGAACTTCTAGTGCAGCTCCTATTTGCCTTAAAATTGAAGTAACGAAAGGGTCGAACTGTGCATTTGGTCTACCTGGATTAGTTTCTTTTGCTTTTTCACCAGGATTTAATCCTACAACTATTCCAGGGCTTAATTCAATGTTTTCATCTGTGTTTGTATCAATCTTTTCAGTTTCATCCAAGACTTCATGGTCTGCAATATTAGCCCCTTGGGCATTATCCTTATCACTCTCTATAAAAATCGCATACATCCCACTTACCACTGCTGCCATAAGCTCGGCATCAGTATATCTATCCAGTTGCTTCAGAGCTTCAATTACTGGAGATAGAATAGGTATACCTCTGACTTGCTCGGGTCTTTCAGCTAGCATTATGTGTAGAATGTTTAACTGATCTTCTTTTCCATAAACTGAAATAAAGTCAGTTTCTACATTTCCTGCCACATCAAGTGGGTGTTTTCTTGCGACATAATATCCAGAGATTCTATTATTGTTATCGATTTTCACTCCATCAACAATAGTTTCATCATTTTGCAATGTAGTAGGTGTCATAACTCTATCAGGCTCAATTATTTGTAGCTTTAAGCTATATGGATTCTTTGGTGTTAGAAAATAGTTAAATTTTACAAAGCACTCACCATTTAAGAGAATTGTTAAGAACACTAAGTCTTGGACTTGGTCAAAATTAAGAACTCCCATCTGTTCAATCTTATTGTCTGCCCAGAGTTTGAATTCTTTTTCAATAGTAGTTTCAATTGCTTCAGCTTCTTCTTCACTAATCCCTAAAGTTTCATAGTCAATTGCTGATTTTAGCTTTAATCCACTACCAATAACGTTAGAATTAATAGTCTTCATGACTCCTTGAGCAACAGGAGCTCCCATATACAAGTCCCTTGACCGTTCAACTAGCTTTTTTCTGTTCTTGTAGATGTCTTTTTTTACACCTCCACCAGTAGAAATCCAGCCTTTCATAGAACTTTTTGTGGTAGATGCCCCGTGATTTGAGTATCCAGTATTAAGAATTTCTATTTTTTTTCTAGCTACTTCTCTTTTAAGAGCTTTTTCAGGGCTAAAAAAAGCAATAGTTTTGTCTAATAAATTCATTTTTCACCTCCTTTTGCAATAAAAAAGAAGATTAAAACCTATAAATCTCTAGGTATTACTCTTCTCCCTAATTTTTTTCTTCCATTATTATTTAATTTGTCGAGTTCACCCTCCCAGAAGGCTCTACCTTTTCTAATTTCAGATAAATCTTCTCTCACAAGCTCTCTTGTACCAATTTTATAACTTTTTCCAGTTAACACAGCTATTTCTGCCTTTCTATAGGCTTCAATCATTTGTGAACACTCTTCTCTAGTGTAATTCAATTTATAAGCTCACTCCTTTCGATAAAACTCTTCTTTTTGATACTTTTGTAGCCTTTTTCGTAGCTTCAACCGTATATTTTTTACTTAAGTTAGGATTTGCTATTTTTAATGCTGCATAAGCATAGTTCCTCAAGTCTAGGGGTTCATTTCTCTTAGTTCCTACTACTTTCCAGATAGTTTTTTTAACTCCTTTTTCCCAAACAGTAGTCTTAACTTCAGATGTTAAACCTTTGAAATATGCTTCATCATAGCCCCTATCCACATTGCTTGGAAAGTGCATATACATAGATCCTGGTTCTTCAATTTTTAGTCTAGCAAGTATCGTTTCTTTACCTGTATTTACTCCTAAAGTAAAGAGTGATATTTGCATTCTATTAGTCCTAGATGGTTTGGATACAAATGCAACACCATCTCCACCTTTTCCTTTTATCCCAAATACTCTCCTAAATTCTCTAGGCTTGATATATTGATAAGCTTCTTGAGTATAATGTCCTCCAGTGTCTATACAAGTACAAAGAATTCTTATTTTTTCACCATCTGCATACTCAAACTCTGTTTCCAGGAATCTATCCAATTGCTCCCAAACATCATTTTGACCTGGTGAGCCAATAAACTGTTTGTAGTAAATACCCCAAGACTCTTCCCCAAGTCCCCAACCTACAACTTCAATTTCTAATCTATCGTCTTGAACATCGACTCCAGCAGTTAAAACTTGAACTTGGTCAGGAATTTCTGCGGTATACTCTTCTTTTCTCTTAGAAACATCTAAGAAATCTATCTTTTCTACTTTTTCTTCCCATGTTTGGCCAAGGCAAGTATTCGTAAATACCTTCATCATTTGCATATTACCTTTTGCAGCTTTAAACTTTTTTATAATTTCTGGCCAAGTAGAAAAAGGACTATATAACTCTGAAATATGAAAGCCTCTAACACTCCAATCGTCCACTTCTTCCTGTGGTTGCCATATCCCATGTATCATATTTCTTTTCCACTCATGCTCAGATGATATTTCCAAGCAATCAGAACATTTATGCCCAACTGGTTCAAATATTATGTTTCTCCACTCCAATTTTTGGAAAGAGCCACATTTTGGACATGGAATATAAAACTCTTCTTTCGTTGAATTTTCATATTCTTTCTCAACTCTTGAGTCTCCCTTAATGGTTGGTGTGCTAGTTATAACGATTTTCTTATTCCAGAAAGTTTTAGTTCTTTCTATTGCTAGGTTCAAAGGATCTCCTTCTCCTCCAACATCGCTTTTGAATCTATCTACCTCATCTGCAAGTAGAATTCTCAAAGGTCTACTTGACAACTCTGCAGCCGAATTACTTCCAACCAAGGTAATATACCCTCCAATGAATTCTTTTTGTAGTTTGGTATCCCTTCCGTCAACTTTGTTCAGTATTTTATTTTTAAGTTGCGGTGTACTCTGTATCATGTCATCTAGCCTCGTACTAGAAAAGTCTTCTGCTAAATCTTTGGTCGGCAAAAGATACATGATAGGAGCTGGATCATAATCAGCATAATATCCAAATACATTTAATAAAATTTCAGTCTTAGATAACTGAGCTCCATACATCATCACAATTTTAGATGTTTTTTTATCCGATATTGCTTTCATAACTTCTCTTTGAAATGGTACTCTGTCGGTTTTCCATCTTCCTGGTTCAGCAGATGTCTTAGAACTTAAAATTCTATATGTATCAGCCCAAGTGTCTATGGTCAACTTTGGTGGAGGCTTCAATGTTTGAAATATGTCAGCAAATAGATTAATTGTTTTTCTTAAACTTGGATTTTCTACTAGATCCTTTTCCTTTGCTTTTTTCATCTTCCACCTCTTCTTCATCTTCCAAGATTATGTTTTTATTTTTAAACAATTCTGGACTATAATCACTTAATTCTAATAAAACATCTTCTATAGAACTCAAAACTATATCCTGGATATCTCCAAGATTATCACAGCCCACAACCAAAGGAGCGATTTTGTTAGGTACTGCTAACAATTTCCCTTTTAAATTTGTGAGCATAACAGTCATAACTTTCTTAACTATCTCTGCCGAATGCAGTTCATTTTTTAATTCTGATATTTTTATACTTTTTAGCTCTATATCTTTCTCAATTTTTTCAGTTTCTTTTTTAAGTTTTGTGTCTTTCAAATCTACATCAGCAGAGTTTTGTTCTTTAATAAACTCAATAAAACCTTTTACACTCTCTACGAGCAAATATTTACCTCTGTTTCCACTTTTTTTCACAATGCCATCTTGAGCTAGCATTCTGATATATCTATCTGTCACCCCAAACATCTCCGCAAGTTCAGGGCTACTAACTATTTTTTCTTCTATGTTCATTTTTCACTCCTTAGGAACGGAAATTGTTAAAATTTTGACCAATATTCAGGTGGAGCTCGGGATTCGCGAGACCCGCTTGACTTTTTTATATTCTGAAAGAACCTATTTCGCTAATTGGTTCTTATTATATCCAATTTATCCTTTCATTTTTTTTCTCTCTTTTGTTTATAACTTAAAAGTTTGTGTCTATAATTTGGCTCTAATTTTTCAACTTTATTCAATAATTTTTTATCACTAAAATGCTCCCAATATATAGTACCTTCTGCTAAATTTCCAAATAAACATTGCCCTTCAATATCTTCGAACCTTACTATTTCTTTTGAATTTCTGTTTATATCTAAACTTTCTTTTTCTGTTTCAAATTCTAAATTCAGTCCTAGTACTTTATTTAGTAATGTTGTATGCGTATCTATATAGCTTCCTATGTGTAATTTTCCCAATGCAAATAATACTGGCGCATCTCTAAAGCCTATATCAAAAAACTTTTTATATGTTTTCATAAAAATCTCCTGAAATTAAAAAAACTCTCGTAGAGGACGTATCCTATTCATTTAAGAATCACGAGAGTATTGATGTTGGTATCCTGTGCATATTGGATTCTCACCAATGAAAGACTCTAGCAGTCTAACCAACGTATTAGGTCGATGCACCATAATTGTCAGAGGCTTTTTTAGAGTAGAGCCTCAATAACTACTGCCACAATTTTTAAAGAGGAATCTCTAAACTTTGCTACATGATATCATACTAACACATTTTTTCTAACCTTTCCATCCCCAGTTTTTTACCAGTTTTTTACCAGTTTTTTACCTGTATTAAATTTTGAGTCTTAAAATGAAACTCTAAATGTGGGAAAATTCTATTTCTTTTTTGATAAACTGTCTTTACTGATATGTCAAGTTTTTCAGCTATTTTCTCATAATCAACTTTATCTTTTTTAAAATGATTATCTAAAAATCCTACTTGGATTAAATCATAGTCTTCATGTTCTTTTACCATATCTAAAGCACTATCTATCCGAAATATCATTGCCTCATATAACCCAATGTCCTTAGATATTATAGCTTTCAAGTCTTCCATTCTCTCTATATCAGATTTTACTTCTACAAAACCACTCCCAGAAATTTTTTCTAAGCTATAACTTTTTAATAAAACTGGATTATTGAAATATTCCAAATCTTTTTTTATTCTGTTTTTGTATTTATTATAACTGATTAACACTGTTTCTATTGCTTTAAAAATAATCTTTTGCTCCTGTGTTGCCATTATTTCACCTCTTTAGCTATTTTTACGGACTAACTCAAATTCTTGAATTCCCCATTCCAAAACTTCTAAATCTATCCCCTTTTCTTTGTATATTGCTTTTGTACTTCTTATAAACTCTAACTGTGCTGCTTCTAGTTCAGCATCTGTTAGTTCCTTTTTCCTAAAAATTGACTTCTTAATTGTTTTTTCTGTATTTTCTTCTTTAACTCTCAAGTCTATCTGATATCTGTGCAGCATATTTAATCCCATTCCTTTCCAAGCTTAATTGTATTATCTATCATAAAATCATCACCACTTTCCTTTGCTAATAATCTTTTAACCCACTCCAAAGCTTCTATCTTTCCTTTTGCTCTATAGTATTCTTGTATACTTTTAGTAACGCTATTATCATAGTCTATTTCAAATTGTTTAGTTTCAATTTTTTCAAATAATTTTGATTCATCTATCATACCTAATTCTAATTCTACTCCTTCCCTATCTCTTATACTTCCCATTCTTATAGCTTTCTAATTTTGCAATATGCTTCTCAAAATCTTGCTCTGTTAATCCACTAAGCAGTAGCAGATTTACTGTAGCAGTTATTAAG